ATTACTAAATCATCTACTATATCTCTATTAGGTATAAAGTAAGTTCCATGTGTTTGAACATTAAAATGTTGTCCTCTTCCATTTCCTGTTGATGAAGATGGTATTAAATCCCATGAAGGTGTTATATATCCTACACCATTTGATTGTGTTGGATAGTTAGCAGATGATGTCATTGTTTGATCATATAAAAGATCAGATCCACCTATATCTGTATTAAGTACTGTTACTCCTGATCCTGATATATAAGTTGTTATAAAATTATTTATTTCTGGTTGTGAAAATTCTAATAAATATCTACTAACTTGTGGAAGAGCACCTTCTATGTAAGTAGAAGCTTCTAATATTTCATCCAAACCAGTATTTAAACTCTGAGAAACTGAGTATAATGATGTATCTTTTGTAGGAAAAATTTTATATATTGCCATAATTTATTTTTATAATGGTACTACTCTACCTTTAATATCTTGTGTTGGATTTTTTACTTCAAAAACCATTGGATCAATTGATGGGTAAATAACCCCATTAACTGTTGCAAGAGGTATGTCATATGAAAATTTACTATATCCTAAAGCTTCACCTGCTAAATTATTTACTGTTATATTTTGTACTGTTTGTACTCCATTTACTTTATCTAAAAGAATTGAAATATCTTTTAATAAAATAGGTTCATTAATTTGCCATTTATCTATATTGAAAAAAGTTGTTAAAGAATCTACACATTTAGTTATAACCTCATCATTATTAAAATTAGGTAAAACTATTATATCGAATAAAACTTCAATATTAACTATGTAAGCATCTTTTATATTAATAGAATCATTAATCATTCTATATTCTGATAAATAAGTCTGTAAATTTCTTTTTAATAAAAATGAAGCAGATCTTAATTTTTTATTTATATCATAAGATAATATATATAAATCTAATACTGTTGGTAATTCACCAGCTTGATAATCACCTATTTTTTGAGGTTCAGCATGGGCTTTAGCTATTACTCCTAAATTAGCAGGCATTGATAATGATCTAACTAAATAATCTTGTGTTGTTACTGTTCTTAATTGGTTTTGAAAATTACCTAAAGAATTTAATCTTATATCTTCAATAGTATCCCCATCCATCCCTCCATCTGCTGCTAATACATTATTACTTGATACAGAATTAAATATATTATTTGCTAATGTAGTATTGTTTAAGTCTGGGTTGATAAAAACTATATTAGTATCATCTACTATTGTTAAAGATCCGGCTTCAACATTTGCTGCTGCTCCCCCACCTGTTAAATATCTTACTGATAAAGTAGTATTGTAAGGAGCAATCCCATAAGTATTTGTAAATACAAAATTTACAGGTGAAAAAGCTGTTGTTAATTTAGTTTTTTCAAAAGGTAAACCTAAACCTACATTATCTGGATTAGGTATTATTTCTTCTGTTGTTGATCTAGTACTACCTGCTCCAAATTGAAGTTGTAAATTATTTTCATTTAAAAATCTAGTAGCAAATCTTCTTTGTACTGTTTTTAATTCTAATATATATGGTACTTCTGTATCTATTGAATAGTTAGGGTCATTTGTATTTGTGTTTCTAATCGAATTAAATACGTTTTCTTGCGCTAAATTAGGTACTTCATACCAGACATTGCCATCACTATCTAATACATCTAATACGCTTATAATATTACTATCATTAATAGTTCTTGTATCAAACTTTTTAGAAGCTGTGAATGTAAATTGTTCTGTATTAACAGTAGCTGAAATTGCTTTTCTTGCTTTTTTTAATAAATAATATGTTGGGTTTAAACCAGATATTTGGTATACGGATACTATTGTAGGATCTAATGAGCTTGAAGATGAAAAATCAATTGCATCTTCTATTATAAATTTTTGAGTTGAATTTGTATTAGATGAAACTTGAGTATTTTCAGGAATTATTAAAGAATAATTATAATCTGGGACAAATTCTCCTCCTACCTGTATAGCTGGTACTTGTTGGTAAAAATCAATCATAGTAGAAGCTACTGTTGTTACTTTAGGAACATAACCTAAAGAATAAGCTAATGCATATAAATTAGTAGTCTGTCTGGCTTTTTGAATGAAAGTTTCTTGTATTTGATTATCTAAATAAAAAGATAAAACATCTCCTACATAAGCTGCCATTTCCATAAACAGCATACCTGTAGAGGTTTCAGTAAAGTCATTATAAGTGTTAGGAAAATATGTTTTAGAATATTGTATTAAAGAATTTCTAAGGGTATTAAAATCTCTATCAATATATCTTATGTCTCTTTCTAGTCTAGCCATTATTGTAGTAATATGTTTATATTATCTTCTATTCCGAAATTAACAATCTGATATGTTAAGTTAAAATTAACAGTATTTTCATCTTGTTGATTATTAAATTCTATTTCTTTTACAACAACACTAGGGAAATATATTGATATGTTATTTTGTATTGTTGATTTTAACTCTTCAGTTGTTACATCTAATATTTGTTCAAATAATAAACTTCTTAAATCAGCTCCAAATAAAGGTCTAAATACTCTTTCTCCCTTATTAGTTAATAAATAATTAACTAAATTAGCTTTTATTTGTTCTCTTGTAGTATAAGTAGGTATAAAAACAGCATCCCCATCTAATGGAAAACCAAATCCAACCGCTCTACTTGGTTGAAGATCTATAGGAAATTTGCTTTGTATTATTCTTGCCATTTTTATTTACTCATTAATCCCATTATTTGATTCATATCAACTTCTCCAGGAGGTAATGTACCATTTGCTACATCCATTCCAGCTTGTGGTTGAAAAGACTGAGCATTATTACTTGTAAAAGTTGCTGCAGTATCTCCTAAAATATTTTCATAAGCAGATCTTTTATCTGCTGAAGACATTGTAGGTGTTTGCGGAATAGGTGGAATTGTAGGTGATATATTTTCTACTATTGGTGATTGTGTTATAACTTTTGGAGTTTTAACAGCTTCTAATAAAATTTCTTTCAATTCTTCCTGAATTGCTTCTCTTACTGCTTCTTTAATTACAGATTTTAGGGCTGATGTCTTCATTTTATTTATAAATATTACGTTATTAAATTTTTATGTTGTTCCTATTGAAAAATTAGCTTGTGCTCCATTTCCTCCTTGATACATTGTTAGAGTATATTCATATATTCCTGGAGTTAATAATATTAAACTATCTGATCCAACCATACTACCAGCTACATATAACTGCATACTCTGTTCGGGTTTAGGTGGTTGACTAATTCTAAATATAGATGTAATATCATTATTAGAATTACCTCCGCCAGTAACGTTTAAAACTATTCTAATATTATTTTCTGTAGTTGTTATAGTTCCTTCAACTTGTGAATATGGAGTATTAATTACATTAGGCCCATTTAAAGTATATGGAGGTACATATCGAGATGAATTTGTACTTGTAATTGCATTTGTAGTTACATTTTCTAAAAGAGGTCCACCTCTTACTATTTGATCTATTTCTAAAGCTTCTGTTGCTTCGTTTATAGCAGCAAATTTATTTGCTCTTGTTGTTAACCCATCTAAATATTGATCTATATTATATTTCATTTCCTCAACTAAAACTTGAACTGATGAACTAAATGAGTATCTATTTTGAAGTTGAGGGTCATTATATAAAGTTATAGGACCACTTAAAGGAACTAATGTTCTACCAGTAATTATAGGTTCTGCATAATAAAAAATATCTGCTGTTTGAGCATTTGATGAAAAATATCTTACTCCTTTTATTCTACGAGAAGGAAAGAAAAATGGATTATCTTCTGGTGGTTCAGTTTCTAAAGTTAATGTAAAATTTCTATATACATAGGGAGGTTCTGAATTGAATTGTAAAGATGCAATCAAATTTTCTTCATTTGCTACATTTACAGCTGCTATAGAAGATTCTCCTAATTCTGCTAATGCAGCTTGAATGTCTGATGTTACTATATTTTTAATAATATCTATATCTCCTTGACTTACACCATCTCCTCCGGCATTTGGACAAGAATCCCCTAATACTGATTTTGCTTTAATAAATGCTAAAATATCTAATATTGGATTTATTCTTGCTGTTGTATCATCTATTAAAACTATTGTTTGGGAAATCATTCCTAATATAGCATTTACTAAAATTGGAATTGCTGTAGTAATGGCTGCACCCATTGTTAATAATTTGTCTAATTGATCTAAGGCATCAGATAAAATAGTAATTATATTTACAGGTATACCAACACCTGGTGGAACAGATGTAGGGATTGGAATTAGTTTTATTACTTTAACAGCAGCTTTAACTGTTACTATAACATTTCTTAAATTACTTGAAGTTGTTTCTAATATTTGAAGGGGTTGTTGTATTTGAATTAATGCTTCCTTTAAAGAAGAAATATTATCAATGGTATTTGTAAGATTAGCTTTTAAAATTTCATTTTCTTTTTCTACACTATTTATTTGGGTTTGGGTCATAGCAGGAAAACTGCATAAAACCTCAGGAGTTAAAATATCATCAGTATCATCTAATTCTCCTTTTGCTAATGCTTCTATATCAAAAGGTAATAATTGAGGATTAATTTCTGCTTTTTCAACTAATTTAAGCCCAGAAACTGTTAGTTTATCTTTCATTAAACTCAAAGATCCCTGTATTTTAACAGTATCCTTTGCTACTTTAACTACTTGTTTTACTATGACTTTTTCTAATCCCATTATTTACTTTTACTTACTTGAGACTTATATGTCTGAATGTTATTTAACATTTTAGAGGCTGCACTATTAACTTGTACTGCTGGAACCGGGATTGTAGGATTTATTACTCCTGGTGGCCCCATTCCTATTGGGGTTGATAGTGCATTTGTTAATGTCATCAAGGTAGACATTAAAGATTGAAAATCATTTAAAAATTTATCTCCTAATATTACAGATTCTCTTGCATTTTTATCACCTAATAATATTGTATCAGATTTTATTACTGTAGTAGGAGAATCTAAATTAATACTATCAATAGAATTAAGATTAATAGTTTTAAAAGCACTTAATAATATTGAATCATTTTTTGAATTAAACAATAACCTCCCTGATGATAAGATTATTTGATTATCTGTAAATTTACTAGGTGCTGTAGGAGGACTAAAATAAGAATTATAGCTCTTACTTGCTACTTCAATAGGTATAGCTTGTGTAGATGTTAAATATATATTAGATAGATCTGTATTAATATCTTCTACTTGTGGTACCCAAGGATCTGTATCTTCTTCATGTTGACCATTTTTTATAATAGTAATAGGATCACCATCATTACCAGCATTTGACCAAGGGTTTGGAATTGTTGCTTCAGTAACAGTTGATCCAAATCTAATAGTATTACCCCATCTTCCTTGAAGTAAATTATCACCTTCATAAGGTAATAAATTTCTTATTTCTAATTTTTCTTCAAATGTGTCACCTAAATCTATTTCTGTTCCCCCATCTGTAACCCTTCTTACTGATCCTCCTTCTGTTTGTTCATAATCTTGTTGTTGGGATTCTGGAAGAGAATTACCATTAATAGGGTCTGGTATAGCGTTGTGATGGACACTATTCCAAATATTTATAGGTTGAAAGTAATAATATGATAAATTATTTACATTTGATTGGATATCGCTGTTAGGTAAAGCCATTATATAAACAACTTCATTTTCTAAGGGTATTGTAGATTGGTTGGGAAATAAAGGCCTAGCAAAATTATCAGTTGCAAATTGTGGACTTGGGTTAGGTTGATTAATTTTATCAAAAAATATACAACCTATAGAACTCCATTCACCAAATTTTTTAAATGCTTTAGGTTGTGTTTGATCATCAAGCATAGCATATCTCACTCGCCCGGAAAATACACTAGATTGTCCAGGGGATGAATTTGAGGGTCCTGCTAAAGAACCTAAACCTGTTGTGGGTTTAATAGCCATTTATTCTTCTTTATCTTTAATTTGAAGTTTTTCCATTTCAGCCATAAGTGCTTCTTTCTCTTCTTCACTTATCCCTATACTACCATCATCATTAGTGTTTTGTACTGCTCTCTGGATAATAGTAGCCATTTTAATTAGTTGCTCATCATTTTTAACACCTATCTCCATATATTCCTTTATTAAGGGAACTATTAAAGTAGCATCTCCAATTTCATTAACTAATGGCTTAAGCTCTGATATAAGAGCTGTTACTTGACCTTCTCTCCTTTTTTGGTTTTTATAGATTTCTTCTAAAATATTAGAAAATGTTGTTTTACCAAATACTATTGAATCTAATTGGCTCATAATTTTTGGTTATAAATATAAACAAATTAAACCTTTGAGGGAGGATAATAACCATGTTCTAAATAAACTAAATACTTTTCTTTAAATATTTTATATAAAACATTAGCTATTTTAGTAATTTTTGGAGTCTTTACATCAACCATTTCTCTTATATAAATGTATAATGCTTTTTTATTAAAAACATCAATAACATCCCTTTTTCTAAATAATTCTAAAACAGCATCTGCGATTTGAGCATCGTTTCCTTTAGGAAATATTATATAAATTCTTTCAGTACATTCATCTACAAATTGATCAATAAAAATTGATAATTTATCTTCATATTTATAACCTTTTAAAGCTAATTCATCACCTTCAAATTCTTTCTCTACTACTTTCATTAAACCATCTTCCATTTTCTGTGACGTAATAAATCCTGGATTTAATTGGTCTAAATTTGAATAATTTTGTAAATCACTAATTGTAATATTTTGTATTTTTTTACCATAATTTTTAGTATTATATACTATTAACCATCTTTTTACTATAGTACCAAAATAAGAATATGCTTTAGCTCCATTTTCTGGGTTAAATAGATGGATTTTTGATAAAAGAAATACCATAAGTTCATGTTGTAAATCTTCTAAATTTTCAACTTCTGTATAGTAAAATTTAAAGGTATGAATTATATTTTGAGTTAATTTATAAAAAGGCCAATGAATATGATCTTGATATAGATCACTTCTTTCTAACTTATCTGTAGAATTATTATATTTGACAATTGCTGCTTCTGTGTCTTTTGTGAAATATACTCTACCTTTTCTAATCTTTTTATTTTTCTCAATTATGTGGTCCATTTATTCTTAAATTTTTCTTACATTAAAATCATTAAGAATTGCTTGAATATCCTTAATAGTTTTGAAGAAATGTCCTACTTCATCATCCCCTTCAAACGATCCCTTAATATCTGTTGTTTTAATTTTTTCGTCTGAAACCTCTATTAATCTAGATATGTTATCTAAGTATGTTAAATACCCTAATAGTATATCTTCTTGTTTTTCATTCTTACGTAGTAGATTAATAGTCGTAAACCCTAAAGCTACGACTATTACTGAAAGTATTATTATTGTTGTTATCATAAGTTATCTAACATGTTTTTAAGTCCTGGACTTGATATTGTACCTAGTGCTTTAGACTTAGTTGATTTATTAGACAATGTATAATTTTTCTTACTGGTATCCAAATTATTTTTTAATTTAGGTAACCATTCTTTTTCAAACTCAATTCTAGCTGCCATCATATCTGCTTGATGTAGGATAAATGGTAATGAAGTTCTTGGTTTTGTTTCGGGCATATAGCCTTTTAGATATTTATCATTTGCTGGATCATATAAACCATCATGAGTTTGTATAGCTATCATTTCATTAAAGGTATACTTAATATCATGTTGTTGGAGTAAAAATAAACCTCTATCAGGGACTGCAGCAAATGCAATTTCTTTATTATGCATATAATCTTCACCTAACTTATCTTTTCTCCACTTATCAGTCTGAGGTAGATAAGATTCATGTTCTGAATCACCCATTTTACCTAAATCATGATTTATAGCTGAGAATACTAATTCTTCTTGTGTAAATGTAGACATATCGGCTCCAAACCCATCCCAAACAGCAGACATAGATAAAGCAGCTTTAACTACTCTATTAACATGGTCAACATAACCACCTGGAAAAGCGTTGTGATATTCTTTTTTATGTGAAGCCGGCATTAGTGAAACACGCTCTTCATATTTTTTATAAAAATCCAATAATTTTTGTTTACGATCTCCTGTAATGTGTTGTTCAATATTAGTATTAAATTCAACCCAATTGGATTGTATTTTTTCTGCTGATAGTTTCATAACTTTTATTTTTTAATTTATCCGTTTCTTAATGGTGTACCTTCTCTTTCTAAAGTAGAAGTTAATTGATCAATAATATCCTGAGTATCGTCAATTTTTTTGACAAAATCATCTACTGGTTGTTGAGATTTTACCATTAATTTTAAATTTTTAAGTGATCCCGATAATCTATCTAATAGACGAGATACTGTTTCTGGGTTACGTAATGCCATAGTTTTATTATTTGTTATAATTGTTGTAATGATGAGTATTTTAGGTACTTATGTACCTTATTTCTCTTTATTCTCTTATCTTATCTTTCTTTCCCTTTCCTGTACCTCCAATATACGATTAAGAATTATCCACTCCAACCTTAGATTGAAGACTTTTTGATTTATTTAATATTTTTAATAAGAATGCACATTTTTCATATTCTTCGTGTTGTTGAAAAAAACTAATTCCTAACTTTAATGAAGTATCTAAATATTCATCTTTATAATAGTTAATACTTTCTATATGTTTAGGATCATCCAAATCAATATTTTTTAAAAACCCATAAGCTCTATTATATGTAACAAACTCCCCAGCTTCCTTTATATCATTAATTTCAAATTCTTCATTTGCTTTTTTAAAGAAACTTAAAACTTTTTTATTAAAATTTATGTGATTTAATATTAATTTTTTGTACATCCCCACATAGTACATAGGTGATGATTTTAATTCATCATAACTAGTTTTATTCTTTTCATTATTAAAGTCATAATCATCTTCTTGAGAAAATAATCCAAATATATTACTTAAATCTGCCATTAATATTTTTCTAAGGATTCTCCCCCTTTAATTCTATAAAGGGCATACTCCCACTTTTCAGCAATTTCTTTATGCCGATGTTTATCCTGATATTTCATGCTTTCTATTTGCCTATCAAAAAGAGATTTTAATCCTTTTTTTTCAACTTCATAATAAACATTATATAATCTATCTTCACTACTCATTTGTGAAATTTTAAGTGGTTAGTATTAATATATGTTATAAATACCAATAATCCAAATTATCTATAATATTTAGTTACTCCATTTTTATTTTTAACAATATAAAACCCACGTAGATTTAAACTATTAATATCGTTTGTTATATGTAACACATTACCATAAATATCGTGTATATAATGCGTTAAATTGCGTGTATATTCGCTTACATTTACTAAGCCATAGCAATTATCGAATACAGGGTTAAATGCAATATAATTATTACTACCATTTAAATCTAAATTAATACTATTATTAGGACCTACAGCACTAACAGTAACTATACAGTTTTCTTGATAATAATCAAAAGCAGAATTAAAACAATTGAAGGGATCATTCCAATTTCCAAAATAATAAGTAATAGTATCATTTAAACCTAAAGCTGGATAGAAAAAAGTAAAAGCTGATGATGGAATTAGACAACTATACCCATCAAAACTAAATCCTAGTTGCATAACATATAGAGAATCCTCAGAGGGTACCCAGAAAGGAGTACTTGAATTACTACAGTTATTATCATTTAAAGTTAAAGTAATAGTTTCTTCATCCCAATTAATATCTAGAAGTTCTAGATCACACGTTGAAACTTGAGATAATAATGATGAAGACCA